AACCGAGTCCTTATGTCCTTTGTTCATTTTACATCACCTGTATTCCCGTAAATGCGCTAACGAGGAAAGCAACTACGCCACCAACTATTTTCTTCATTGTGGCTAAATCCTTTTCTATGTGTGTGAGATGGTTATCCTTGATTATTGAAATGTCGTTCTTTATGTCCGTAATTTCACCTACAACCCAAATCAATTTGCCGTCAATATCACGGCTCAAAACATCGTCCAAATCATTCCTCATCAATTTGCTCACCGTCTCTCGTTTCCGTTGCGCTATCTTGGGAGTTCTCTCGTGGTAGTCTACCTGTGTTTGCTGGCTCTGCGTCTTCACCCTTTCGCACATCGCCCTCTAATTCTTGAGGTTCACCAACGATATGCAAGGCTTGATTGAGAGTTAGGATGCCGCCAGCATAGCCCATGTTTGCTCTCTGCATTTTGTTAAGGCGAGTCTCTTCATCAATTGGCTCAAAGTCAAGAGATGGTAAGTCGCTCATTGTGTGGTTGATTCGCAGAAGTTCAAGGTGCTTGCTAAACATCTTGCGAACTGCTTGATTAAGAATGGCTTGCATACGACGGATTGCCTGTGCAGACCATTGGTTTGCCGTATAGGATGCGGCAAAGGTGGAACCTTTCTCTTGACCTGCGGCAACCCGTGGAACTTGAAGCACGGCGGCGATGTCGGCATTGATGTTATCAAGGAAAGACGAGGAATCGGGCAAAGCACTGCGTTGGTCAATGTGTTGGATTTTGACATATTCGGGGAAAATTGGCACTTGGTCGCCACGAAGGGCTTCCATTGTTTCAATGACTTGATTCATAATGTTGAGAAGCCGTGTGCGCTGTTCATCGGGGTTTGTAATGTGCTCGACGGCTTTCATGTCAATGGTAATGTATTGCTTGGTCATAGCGTCTTCAAGGGCTATGCGGTTGTTTATGCTGTTGTATTTAGCACGAATGGCTTGCTTAAGGGAGGTAAAGCGGGAAGACCCCCAAATACCGTAAGTCGTGCGCTCTTCGTTATCTGTGAACCAATGACTGCGATAATCCATGCGCACATGCAGGATTTCATCTGCGGGGAACTCTTGCTCGGTTGTTTCGCCTTCACGCAAAAAATACCGTTGCGCAGTGATAACGGGGTCGTTTTCATCCGTGGTGTCGTTTTTGCCTCGGTCATCAAGAATAGTGATTTGCGCAACAGGAAGGTTTTGAACATCGGTAATACCTTCACGGGATGTTCCAACCAATTTATTGATGTCGTTTCCATAGACTTGCAGATTGCGCATAGTGTTGATAAGAATGTCATCAAAGTCAATGCGCTGAACCAAGTCTTGAATTGCGTTGCGTATGCGTGCGTTGCGTGCGTTCCGATAGTTAATGGTGTAGTTATTTGCCGTCAAAGACACTGCACGCACTGCGCCGTTCAATTCAGGGTCTAATTTCAACATTTCATCGAAGAGGTAAAAATCATTGTCAAAATTAGTGTCGTCCCGCAGTGTGTTGGTTTCACGGACAATATCGGACATACCTGCCATCAATTGAAACGGTGTTCGGTGTTGCACACTGTGCCGCAGGTCTTCACTGGTCGCAAAAATCACTTCATTTTTAACTGGCACATCCTTGCGCCGACCAAAAAGTGAAAAACGAGCCATGCTTGACAAATACCGTTGCCTGTCTTATCAAGGTGTTCCCTCAACACGATTATAAGACATTGGGAGATTTTGCACTATGAGCAACATGATATTTGAAGCCTTTGGTTTTCTCATTCTCGCAGAGATTTTATGGTGGGTTTTAGTCGTTGGATTTATTCTTTCAAGACGAAAAAAGAAATTAAGAAAAAATAAATCGGGCGGCGTATAGCGAATGTCAATTATTCTTTATTCTTTTGTATTGTATTTGAAAAATAGCGTAGCCAATAATTTAAACATCTAAAGAAAAAATAAAAATTAAACCACATTTTAGAGCAGTCATTGATTTTATTCTTTCTCAATTATTTTTCAGCGTTAAAAAAAATAAATTAACCCGATGGTTTAAGAAGGAAAACAGGCATGGGTATAATATGGGACAACAAAGCGACTACGAACGATTTGTTTCACAGCATATTGAACAATGGAATGGAAACATGGTTGCATTTGCACGCCATTTAGCCCTTCTTGATGAAACCCTAAGTGTCGAAGGACACCGAATGCGTTTGCGCAAATTGCGTGATGATAACCCAAACCTTTTTCCCACCATTGAAGTGATTGATTATGATGCGCATATTCCTCAACAGTGGGATGGAACCCGAAAAGACTTGGCTCGCACCCTTAACCGACGCTTCCCTGAAATATCAAGGGCTGGCTGGGAATCAAGAATTATTCGGGCAGAAGAAAGACAGGCACTTACCGAGTTTAGAAACCCTGATTTTATCGTGAATCAATTGAAAAAGGCCGCTTCTTCAAATGAAGACCTATGGGCAACCATTGAAGCACAGTCAAAAAAGGCTATTGAATCAACAGAAGACGCACGATGGGCTACAATCCATATTAATGAGTCCGACAGATTTATTGGAATTGCATTTCAAAGCGACCAGCACATCGGCAATCCATTTTGCGACCATGAGCGACTGCGCCTTGATACGGAGTTAATTGTGCGACATCCCGACTGCTATGTTATTCACGCAGGCGACTACATAGATAACTTCGTCATTGACAAACCGAAGCCAGCCATGAAAGCACCAATTCCTCCTTCTGTGCAGTGGCGACTGTGTGAACACTACATTAACATGAGTCAAGACTCCCTTATGGCAATTGTAGCAGGCAACCACGACCTTTGGACAGCCAGCATGACCGATTATGACCCCTTGAAGAAAATGGCTCAAGAGCGAGGCATTCTGTATCACGCACACGAATTAAACATTCGCTTGATTCACGGCGATATTCCCTATCATCTATCTATTCGACATAAGCGACGAGGCAATTCAAACATTGACCCAAGCCGTGTTGTTAAAAAAATGTGGGATGACGGCGAATGCGACTTTGACATTGGTGTTATTGGACACCATCACACACCTTCTGTTGTGCCTTTTACCCGACATGGTATTGAGCGTTGGTCTGTAAGGCCGGGGGCGTATAAAATCATTGATACCTTCGGTGAAATGTGCGGATTCCCCCGAGAGCGTCCGACAAGCCCAATGATTATTCTTGACCCTAAAACCCGTGATATTCAAGCATTTACAGACCTTCGGCACGGAATCCGAATGTTAAATGCTTTGAATGGTCGTGATGCAAATGCCTATTTGGAGCAGTGATGCAAAAGACATTCGCCTCGTTGATGTTGGCGGCGACTATGCAAGTCTAAATATTTTTACAAACGAAAGTGTGATTTCAGTCATGCTTTCCCGTGAAGAATTGGAACGAATGACTGCTGGCCTAATTGAATGGTGCGGAATCCCTGTCTTTAAAAATCATGAACTTACATTTGAGGATGAGCAAGAATGAATGGTTTAATGACTTCTTTTCACATGAGTCGTAGCAAATATGACATTCAGCACTTTTATGAATGGCTGGGCTACAAATGGGGCGACCATATCGGTGAATGGCTTCGCCTTTACAGCGAACGGGGCGATAAGCAGGTTCACCGTGTGTGTATTATTGCACCAAGAGACCACAGCAAATCAACAACCCTTCGTGTAAAAATCCTTCATCAATTGCTTTTTGAAAAGTGGAGGAATAAACCGTTCACTATTTGGTTGTTTTCTGCAAATAAAGACCTTGCTATCAATCGTTTAGAAGAAATCCGTCAAGACCTTAAAAGACACCCTGAATTATCTCGCATGATTGATACAACAAAGGGAAACCGATTTGAACTGCGCCTTACAAACGGGGCTTGGATTAAAGCAACCTCAGTCGGCTCGGGCATTCGTGGTGAGCACCCAGCCGCTATTGCTCTTGACGATGTGCTCGACGACCAAAATGATATGTCCTATGAAGTGGTTCAGCAGTGGTTTCGCAAAAAATTGACACCGATGCTATCCCCTAAAACCTCACTTTATTGTGTTGGAACGCCAATGAGCATGAATGACCTTTATCACACTGAAATGCTTAATAATGAATCATGGGAAACATGGCAAAAAGGCGCAATCATTAACTATGACGAATGGCGTAGCGACCCCGAAAACAATGAACCTGTGTGTTTGTGGGAAAGTGAACG